ACCAATCGTTATCCCCGTTGGTGGAAAGAGTACCCCTACCTTCCCAAAAGAGGGCGGGGGGAAAAGTCCTCTCGGTGGCAGCAGGACTAATGGAGATTAAATGGCAACTCTATCGACTTACATTACCGAAGTCAGACGATTACTCCATGATGCAAACGGAAACTTTTATAGCGATTCACAATTAACAGATTACATTAATGGCTCAAGAGAGCGTGTAGTCCGTGATACTGGATGTCTTAGAACAATTCAAATTGTTCAAACTCCTTGTAAAGTTCCAGCTTCAGCAGCTATTAATGGTGTAAACCCAACAAATCCTACAGCATGGATAGCTAGTACCGCCTATGCTTTGAATGATTTTATCTTTAGTAATATCTTTATTTATCAAGTAACTACAGCTGGTACTACGGATACTACACCTCCTCCGTACCCACAAAGCCAACAAAATAATATTACTAATTACCCGCCATCTACTCAGTTTTTAAACGGTACTTGCGGATTAACTTATGTTGGCAACTGCGAGAACATTTACTACTCTGCAATGCCACAAGGTAACAAAACACTAGACATCATTAACATCAATATGTACTGGGGTAATACCCGTGTGCCATTGGATTATTTAGCCTGGTCAGACTTTAATGTGCGCTTGCGTTTTTGGCAAAACTACATTGGCAGACCTCTAGCTTTTAGCAACTATGGTCAGGACAATATCTATATTGGTCCAATTCCAGACGAAGCCTATCAGCTTGAGATTGATACGGTAATTCTTCCTGAAGCATTGTCCCTAAATGCGCCAACGGTAAATGACACAATAAAAGATCCTTACACCACTTCAGTTAAGTTTTATGCAGCTTATCTAGCTAAATATTACGAACAAAGCTATGGTGAAGCTGAAATTTATAAACAAGAGTACAACAAGCAAACATCTGCGGTATTGACCTCAGTATTTACCCGTAGAATCCCAACACCTTATAGCTCACCTTACTAGCCATGGCAGCAGCAGAACAGAAAAAGTCCTATGCCGTTGTCAAACAGTTTAGAGGGTTAAACACCAAGGCTAACCGTACAGCTATTGATGAAAGTGAGTTTTCTTGGTTAGAAAACGCACAGCCAATTGGTTATGCCAATATAAAAATTATTCCTAATAGCAACACCGTAGTTGATTCTGCTGGAAATTCGGTCGTTTTTTCAAATACCGTAACTCATTTAACATCCGTCAACATTGGGTTAAATGACTATGTTGTTGGTTTTATGCAAGATGGATCAGCTCAATACTTTAATATCAATACGGATACTTTTGGAAACATAGCAAGTCCTGGAACTTTTAGCTCAAGCGGTATTAATACTACCCAATGGAACAATGAGCGTATGCTCATTCTTGACCCATCAAAAGGTTACTTTAACTGGGATGGCAATAATGTTGTGACTATCGGTTCTGTTGGAGCGATAGGAATTACTAATCGTGGTTCAGGATATACCTCAGCTCCTACTGTTACTATTTCAGGTTCGGATCAAGCTGGCGGTGTGCAAGCCAATGCTACTGCTCTTAATTCAACTGCTAACACGCTTTTTTCAATAACTCTTTCTAACGCTGGTACTGGATATACCAACTCAGCAAATTTAACCGTAACATTTAGCGGTGGTGGTGGCGGTACAGGAGCTAATGCCGTTGCACAGCTATTTAATTTTCAGACTGGAACTTTGTCTTTAGTCGTTGTAAATGGTGGTGCTAACTATACTAATGCTGCTAATACTATTGTTACTATTTCTGGTGGCGGTGGTACAGGAGCAACAGCAACGCCAATTGTTGACGGAAATGTAGTTACCCAAGTCATTATGACCAATCTTGGCTCAGGTTATACCAATGCAGCCAATGTAACGGCAACGGTGTCTGGCGGTGGTGGTAATGGAGCTGTATTACAAGCCGTAGTCAATTCCGAACCAAATGTGGGTATATCCAGCTTTTCAGGTCGTGTTTGGATTGCTGCTGGTCGAACCATATTTTATAGCGCTGCTGGCTCGTATAGCGACTTTACAAGTGTTTCTGCTGGATCTGTAACCCTAACCGATGCAACATTGCACGGAAACATTATTCAGCTATTAAGCGCCAATAACTTTTTATATATTTTTGGTGACAACTCCATTAATGTGTTTTCCGATGTGCGGGTTACATCTAGTGGCACTACTTTGTTTACAAACACCAATGTAAGCGCTTCGGTAGGATCTGAGCTTAAAAACGCTATATTCCCGTACTTTAGATCAGTTCTTTTTATGAATGACTATGGTGTATATGCCTTAGTTGGTTCAACAACCTCTAAATTATCTGATTCGTTAGATGGGGTTTTCCCTAATATTGACTTTGCAAACCCAGTTTACGCTGGTCAGGTCTTGTTAAATAACATCCTATGTGCAGTCTTTAACTTTAGGTACTTTGATTCAACATTTACCAATAGCTATCGGTTTATTCAGGCTGTTTTCTTTGAGAAAAAGTGGTTTATCTCTAGCCAAGGCAACGATCTAAAGTACATTACTTCTGTACCAGAATCAGGGCAGATAAATTTATATGGGGTTTCTACCAATCAGCTTTATCGGCTATATACCAACACAACATCTAACATTACAAGCCGTGTTCAAACCGCTTTAATGCCGATGACCGATCCAATCCGTACTAAACAAGCGCTAAAAATTGGTATTGAAGCAACTGCTCCAGCTAATGGAGTGGTAGATATGTCAGCTACGATTGACAATGAGAATCGATCTAGCTCCCCTTACAATCTAACTAGCTTAATTTCTTGGCAAAATATCAGTTTACAAACAATTCCTTGGAGCAATAGCTCTGGAGTTTTGATAGGTTGGGGTACTTCTGGATATGCTTTATACAAAACAGATGCTCAACAGTATGGTAAATACCTAGGAATTACAGTAACATCGAGTAATCCTAAGTATGTAATTAATGGCTTTGAGTTTGAGCATGAACTAAGAGTGAGGTTCTAGTGACTAAACCGATTTCGTCAGTACCAAATACTTTTGCAACTGCAACAACAACGATTCCATTGTCGCAGTTAGATAGTAATTTTGATGACATAACTAACACATTAAATGACATTAACAATTACAGCAATTATGTAGCAGATTCTGGGTCTGTAAATGCCATTATTTGTAATTTTCCGTCTGGAATTACCACTACTTCAATAGCAACTGGTTGCGCCATTACCTTTTTAGCTGCCAATAGTAATACTGGTGCAACTACAATTTTGGTGCAAGTTAATTCAACGACTATCTTATCTGCTACCCCAATTACTTTAGATGATGGTAGCGCTTTGGTTGGCGCTGAAATTTTAAGTGGTGGTATTTATACCGTTGTTTATAGTGGAACAGCCTGGGTTTTACAATCTAGCGGTGGCGGTGGCGGTGGCGGTGGTGCTGTTGCTGGAGGAATGATTTATGAAAATACTCAGCAATTGACATCTAGCTATACCATAACAGTTAATCGAAATGGCTTTTCCGTAGGTCCGATCACCATTGCTTCTGGTTCTTCTTTGACTGTGCCATCTGGTTCAAGATATGTTGTTTTATAAAGGATAAATTATGAGTTCAGTTGTTATTTCAGGCGATACATCGGGTTCAATAACGGTAGCTGCGCCAGCCGTTGCTGGTACAAATACCATTACTTTGCCAGCCTATACTGGAACGGCAGCCCTCACATCTAATACATCCGTTTTAATTTCGACTACCACCATTACTAATGCTTCTACATTGACAAATGTGACTAGCTCAATGACTAGCGCTGGCTGGTACTTAATTAATATGAACTATGCACTAAATGTAGGTACTACCGCAACGCAAATTTCTATTAGAACTTCAACAGATAATGGCACAACATTTGATTCTGGAGCTGCTAATTATTCTACTGATCTTCCTAATGCTGGAGCTATAGCTACTAGTAACAACATTGCTATATGTGCTTCAAATACTGCTAATGCTGCTATTTGGATGAATAATACAATTTATCTTTATACAGGCAGCGCAACCAATATGTCGTTTATGGAAATAAAAAATTCAAATGGCAATGGAACAACAATTAATACTCTATCAGGATCTCAATTTTCAGCAAGAACAGCCCTTTCTCAAATTAACGCTTTTCAAGTATTAAGAATTAGCGGTGCAAGGGTATTTACTGGTGGAACAATTCGGGTTTATTACTTAGGTCAAGGGTAAGGAATAATTATGTCAGTTACTATAAATGCTTCTACCACATCTGGTTTAGTCCAGTCTGCTGATACAACTGGAATAATTGAATTGCAAAGCAATGGCACTACTGCGCTTACAGTAAACACCAACGAGGGTATTCAAATTCTAAACTGCTTAGGTGTGGGTAACGCTACCCCATCTACTAGCGGTGCTGGTATTACATTCCCAGCTACTCAATCAGCAAGCACAGACGCTAATACGTTAGATGATTATGAGGAAGGGACTTTTACTCCAACAGTAATTGGTTCTTCAACTGCTGGAACAGCATCATATTCAATTCAAATTGGTAGATACACAAAAATTGGTAATCGAGTTCTTTTTCAAATTTATGTAGCTTATAGTGGTGGTACTGGAACAGGAAATCTTAGAGTTACAGGATTACCTTTTACAGCAAGTTCAGTAACAAATAATATTCCTGCATTATCTATTGGCTTATCTAACATTACATTGCCAGCAAGTAGTGTATGTTGGGCATATGTAGCAGATAATTCAACTACGATTGTTATGTCAAGTTATCCTGCTGGTGGCGGTGCGGCTGCAACTGTTTCTTATGATGCCGCTGGGGATATTTTATTAGCTGGTCATTACGAAGTTTAAGGAATAAAAATGGCACTTACAGAATCGTCAAAAATTGACCAAATTGAAGTAAAAGATTGGAACATCCAAGTCCGTCAGGCTACCATTATTGAACGAGATGGTGAGTTTGTATCTCGCACCTTTCATCGTCGGGTATTAACTCCTGATATGGACATTAGCGACCAAGAACAAAAAGTTCAGGACATTTGCAATGCGGCATGGACACCCGAAGTTCGCCAAGCATACGAAACATTTAAGGCTGAACAAGCCAATAAGTTAGGAGTGTAATATGCCTATTATCATTAATGGAACAGGACCAGTAAGCGGTGTTACCACATTCGGCAATGTAACCACATTAACATTTAGTGATGCAACAACTCAATCTACAGCACCTGGTGGATCTACTGCTGGTACTAGAGGTCAAGTATTTACAAGTAACGGCACATTTACCATTCCTAGTGGTGTTACTGCTTTAAAAATAATCGTAGTCGGTGGTGGTGGCGGTGGCGGTGGTGTAACTTCTGCTGCATGCACTCCAGCTAGTGGCGGTGGCGGTGGGGGTGGAGGAACTGCTATTCGATACTTTACTGGATTAACCCCTGGAAATACGTTAGCTGTAACTGTTGGTGCTGGTGGTAGTGCTGGAGCAGCTGGAAGTAACGGAGGAACTGGAGGAAGCTCTACTGTTGCATCTGGAACTCAAACTGTAACCACGACAACAGGCGTTGGTGGTAGCGGTGGAAATGGAGCAAGTGCAGGTACTCTTGGTTCTGGCGGTGCTGGAGGAGTGCCTACAAACGGAGATGCAAATTGTCGTGGTGGACCAGGTATAACGGGTGTTTCTCAATTTGGAGGTGGCGGGTATGGCGGTGCTGGTGGAGATTCAACTTTAGGTGGTGGGGGAACACCACCAAACGTTAATGCTGCTGGTAACGCTGGTCAAATTTATGGTGGTGGCGGTACAGGTGGTGGAGCGAATAACGGTGTTTCTCAATCTGGCGGTGCTGGTGCGGCTGGAGCTGTAATTTTTGAATGGTAAATTAATATGACAACTCAAAATTATTTAATGGTTAATCCTGATAATGTAGTGGACAACATTTGCGTTTGGGATGGCGATACAAATACATGGAAACCACCAGAAGGCTACACAATGCTAGTTCAGGCAACTACCCCAGCAATGGTTTGGGAATTAAATTCTGAAAAGACTGACTATGTATTAACTGAACAAATTGGAATGGTTGGGATTGGTTTTACTTGGAATGGCACAGTTTGCACTACTAATGAACCTAAACCAAATCCACCAACTCAACAACCAACGACTGAGGGTACTCAGACACTATGATTTTTATTAACCCTCGTTTTCAATTTACCTATGATGGCGCACAGCTTAATGTGTTTCACGCCAACAAGGGCGAGGGTTTGCCACAACATAGCCATGCTTTTAGTCATGCAACCATGTGTAACGCTGGATCATGTGTTGTTCGTGTAGAGGGAAAAGAGCTTGTAATGACTAAGGAAACACAGCCAGTCAATTTAATCGCTAATAAATGGCATGAAATTGAAGCGATTGAGGATGATACTGTTTTTGTAAATGTTTTTGCAGAAGGTAAATATTAGGAGCAGTTTATGGGAATTAATGCGTTTACTAAAACTGGCAACACCGTAACTTTTTTAGCAGCCACTTCTGCTCCTACTCCAGTTCAATGTATATCAACTACGCTTGGTGGAAATCAATATCGGGTTATTAACTCTGGTACAGGCATTGTATTTTTAGGTTATGGCACTACTGCTGCTGAAGCTACGGCTGCTGCTGCCAATGTGACTAGCTCACAGTCATCTTTTCCATTATTGCCAAGCACAGATGAGATTCTTACTTTTGTACCCAATGCGTACTTCACGGGTGTCATTCTTTCAGGTACAGCAAGAGTTTATATAACACCTGGCGATGGAGTGTAAAACATGGTTCTCAAGGTTGCTGGTGGAGGTGGTGGTGGTGTAGCTGGCGGGGTGATCTATAGTGGCACATGGGATGCTGCCACTAATAATCCTACGCTCACCTCTAGCGTTGGCACAAAAGGAGAATACTATGTTGTATCCGTTGCTGGATCAACAAACCTAGACGGCATAACCGATTGGCAAATCGGTGACTGGGCTATCTTTAACGGCACAGTCTGGCAAAAAGTCGATAACTCTGAAGTAGCGTATGTCAGCAATGTAGCTACAGGCACAGGCTTAACTGGTGGTCCAATCACTACTACAGGCACTATTTCAATTGCCAATACGACTGTTACGGCTGGTAATTATGGATCAGCTACACAAGTGCCAACATTTATTGTTAATGCACAAGGTCAATTAACAAATGCAGCTAATGTTACGATTTCTGGTACTGCTCCTGGTGGCGTGGCTGGCGGTGATCTTGCTGGTACTTATCCAAATCCTACGCTTAATACTTCTGGGGTTGTTGCGGGTATTTATGGCAATGCAACAACTGTTAGCCAAGTTACGGTAGATGCAAAGGGAAGGGTTACAACTGCTGCTAATGTAAGCATTTCAATACCATCTGGTCAAGTAACTGGATTGGGTACGATGGCTACCCAAAACGCCAATAGCGTTGCTATTACTGGTGGAACAATTAACAGTACAACACAAACAAACGGGGTGTATGCCAATGCTAATATTACTTCCGTTGCTGCTACCTTTCCTAATAGCTATTTGGCTAACTCCTCTACTACCCTGGGAAATACTACTTTAACCCTTGGTAGCACAGCAACATCTGTAGGTAATTTAACAGTACAAAATGTCACCATTTCAAGCGTATCCACGCCCATTACGCCAGCTCAAGGCGGTACTGGTCTTAGCGCAGTAGGAACAACAGGCAATGTTCTAACATCCAATGGTACGGCTTGGCTTAGTCAAGCTCCTTCAGGAGCAACTGGAAACATTACCCTCGGAAATACCACAATTGGATTAGGCAATACTGCTACAGCCGTTGGTAACTTAACGCTTAATAATACGACCATTACTAGCGGAAACGCCAATGTAACGCAAGTGACTGCCATGAATGGCTTGTTTTATAACTCCAATACAGTTAGCTCAAATGCTACCGTTGGCTCTGGCTATAACGCCATGTCTGCTGGTAATGTCACGGTAGCCAATGGTGTGGTGGTTACTGTTTCTTCTGGATCACGATGGGTAATTATTTAATGGAAACTGCACAATTTTTAATTGACGAAACACGGGCAAAGCTCAATACCCATGAAGCGGTCTGTGAACTGCGCTATGAAAGTATTTGCGCCAGATTAAAACGGATTGAACAGATTTTGATTGGTTCGGCAGCCTTTATTGTGGCTTCTTTGATGGCTATTGCCTTTAAGATGAACTAATGGACTTTGAAACTCTCTCTACCGTCAAATTTGGGGATGTTGATTCCTTAGGATCGTTCTTATTTGAGAATGGTACGCAACATAAGCTATTTCAAGAAACCTTTATGGACCAAGGTATCTCTGTGCCAGTCTATCCAATCACCGATGCTAGTGTTGACAACCTAGATGACTGGTTATTGGCTCACCAGGTCGAACACCAAGCCTTTGCAACCCTTTTAAACCTCAATAATCCCTTTAATTTACTCGATGTAGACTTCAATAATGAGGAAGATTTCTACGATTGGATCGCTTCACATCTCTATATTCATCAACAAATTGCTGCTGGACTAGGACTATAAATTATGGCTACGAAACCACTCTCCCCCACCCCAGAAAAAATGGAAAATACTGCACCGCAACAAATTGATGCGGAAGTCATGGAGCTTGTCAAACGAAAAGGCAAGCCAGAACAACCACCTGAAGTAGAGAAAGCCAAGGCAGAGCTATTAAAGGTCATTAAAGACCAAAATATTGATCCTATGCAGTTAGTTCGTGCTGGTCAATTAGCTGAAGCTGCTCTAAATGACATAAGCCTATATCCAATGGCTGTTGATGTTGCGCTTCGTGAAGGCTTAATTGCTGAATCTGATGTCGGAAATGAAGGAATTAACTACAAATTACTAGCCAATGGCATTGCTGCTGGAATGATGACACAAGAATTAATGGATGAAGGTCGCCTGTAATGCACATTTACTGCATCCATCAAGACCTCGTAGAAGCTACATGGACTTCTGTTGAGAAATATCTTGCCGATGGAATTGCGGAATATGATGCAGAGTACGATATTCACCAAATAAAAAGTCTTTTAGTATCAGGCACTTGGAGTTTGTTTGCTGCCATTGATGGTAATAACAAAGTGCATGGTGCTTCAGCGGTTTCGTTTATATCTTATCCAAATGCGTATGTTGCATTTATCTGTTCTATTGGTGGCAAGATGATTGTAAATAAAGAACTTGTCAGACAATTCAAAGACTTATTAAAATCATATGGAGCAGATCGTATTCAAGGTCAGGTTAACGAAAAGAATGAACGATTACTAAAGCGTGTGGGATTTGAACATAAATCAGTAGTAATGGAGATGAGGATATGACTAGATTACCTGGCAGATTTAATGATAGAGCGTGTGCATTATTAGAGATTCCTGATCTACCTATTCATGCTTTTCAGCATATTGGCGACCACAAGATTAAACCCCAAGGTGGTGGTGGGGGTGGTGGAATAGTACCAATTATTGCTACTGTGGTGGCTGTAGTTGCTACTGTTTACGCTGGACCAGTCGTAGGAGCTGCTGTCTTAAATAGTATGGGAGTTACAGCAGCAAGCGCAACCTTAACGGCTGCTGTTGGCGCTGCTGCAATTGGTGGTGCTACAAGTGCTGTTAATGCTGCGGTAGCTGGTAAAAACCTTGATGGTGTCTTAAAAGCTGGCGCAATTGGCGCTGCTTCGGGTGCTGCTGGAGGTGCTGCTGGCGCTCAATTAGGAGCTGGTGCTAACGCTGTTGCTAGAGGTGCTGTATCTGGAGCTACAAGTGGTGCAGTAGGCGCATCCTTGCGTGGTAGAGATGTTGGTCAAGGCGCACTTATTGGTGGTGTTGGCGGTGGTGTAGCTGGTGGTCTTACCAACGCATTGACTGATACAAGCATTGGCGATGTAGAAGCTCAAGAAGGTGGATTCTATGGTGAACCAGGAGTTGCTGGAACAAGCACAGGATTAACTCCTGACTTAGCATCTGCTATTGGTCGTTTTGGCGGTAGTCAAGCAGCTCAATTAACAGCTCAAAACTTAGCGCCAACCCCAGGACAAGCGCCCGTACCAAGCGGTCAAGGCGCTCCTACCCCTCCTCCAGCGGGTGATGCAACTACAACAGGACAGCCAGCGCCAGGATCAGCAGCATTAGCTCAAGCATTAAGGGCTGGATCTCCAGTTATTGGTGGTGGTGGAGAGCAAACTACTGGTCGCCCAGTTCAGAATATTCCTTCATTGCATGTTAAAGACGCAACAGGGAGTTAGTTATGTCTAAACTTTTATTGAAAACCTTGTGTGCTGATTTGCCAGTTTTGGCAGAATTG